CGCCGCCGAGGCCGCCACCTGGGCCGGCGCCAGGGACGCCGCCTGGGCCGCCGCCAGGGACGCCACCTGGGCCGGCGCCAGGGACGCCGCCTGGGCCGCCGCCAGGGTCGCCGCCGGGTCCGCCGCCAGGGCCGCCGCCTGGGCCGCCGCCAGGGCCGCCGCCGAGGCCGCCGGAGGGGCCGCCGCCGAGGCCGCCGGAGGGGCCGCCGAACGTCAATGGCAATTGGAAAAAATCAGGGAGGTGTTGAATGATCATTCTGGCCGTTGACCCGCAAAAGGACAAATCCGCCCTGGCTGTGTTCACACTTCAATTGAAGCCGCCGAAATACGAGCTGACCCGGTTAATTATGGTGGGACCTGGAATCCTCGAGGCATACGACGCCATATTTGATCCGGTCATGTTTTTGCAGGACTCTTGGGCCCTTTTCGTCGAAGGCCAATTTTTCCACCGCAAAAACAACAATCCGGCCACGCTGATTAGTTTGGTCGAGGCCCGCCGTGATTGGCAAAACGCCGCGGAGATCATGGGCGATCGTGGGTGGGGCGGTATATGTGAGGTCGTCCCACCGTCCACCTGGCAGCGGGCTATGTTGGGCGGGGGCTCCCGTGAAACCCTTTTCAGACGCGCTCAGGTGGTCTTCCGTGACCGTTTCGGGGACGGCTGGGGGCGCACCAACGAACATATGCGAGACGCGGCCTTGATAGGTGCCTGGGCCTGCGAGCGGATTCTGTGGGAGATGCGGCAGGAAAAAGCTTGACAGGCACCCACGTGGGGATAAAATAGGGTACACATTCAGCCCAAGGAGCCAATCGTGAGACGTGCCAGAATCAAGCTTGTGGTCCGGGTGACACCGGACGAAAAACAGGAGATTGCAGAAGCGGTCCGCCGCCTCAATGAATCCATGCCAGGGACGAACCTCAGCATGAACCAAGCCATGAAAGCCCTTTTGTATCGTGGTATCGCCACCTTAGAGGCTGCCGCCAATGCCCAAGCAACCTGATGTGTCAAACGGTGCCGATCTGTGTCAAATGACACAAAATGACACAGAACAACACAAAATGACACAGGGTGAATACCGCCTTCATTCCGGTCAGCCCGTGTCAAACCGTGTCAATTTGAGGCTATCTGACACCGTTCGGTGTCATTTGACACAGTTTAGCACAATCCCAGGGAACCAAAGTTTGAAGCTAAATGCTTTGATTCTGCGGGTTTTGGAGCTTGCCTTCGACGTAATCTTTTCGGACAATTCACTTCTAAAAAAAGAACCAAAAAAAGATAGTATATCTTTACCTACTACTACTCTTGTCGGACAACAGCAACAACAGGAAAATTCTCCCCCAGGCAGGCCCGATCCTGAGAAGGTCAAAGCTGCCCGAGAAGCCAGAGCCCGACAGACCGAACAGGATATAAAAGACCTGAAAGCACGATACGAGGAGACTGACCTGATAGACCGGGCCATCAAAGCCATAACCCTGACCAGGAAGACCGCACGGCTATCCAGGTCGACCCTGCGCAAGATCTTGCTGGAATGGTCTCAGCATCCTGTTGAAGCTGTCTACGCCGGGCTGGAAGTATGGCTCAACGGCCATGCCCAGGCGAAAAAAGGGGAAAGGTACTTGCTGGCAATTATCAAGTCCAAAGCCCAGGAGCAGCAGGACCTCGGGCTCCAGCAGGCCGCCAGCCCAGCCCAAGCCCCGTCGGCCCCAAAGGAATCCAGGGAGATCCGAGAAATCCGATATCGGCTGCGGCATAAGCAGATAGTTTGGTCAACTCAGCGGCAGGCATTTTTCCCCTACGATTGCTACGGTAAGCCTGACTGGGGTGCGAGGCCTATCCAATTACCGAAGGGAATGGAACCACCTGTGTGAAAAAATGACTAACCCAACCCTGAAACCCTGGAAGGCAGCCCTGGAAGCCCGGTGGCGGGAAGCTTCCGACGAGCTAAAAGACGAAATCCGTCAAGCCGCGCTGAAAGAGGCCAGGCAGATCGCGACATACATGGGCGCAGGGACCGGCAAGGGCCGCATGATTCTGAAGTCGCTGAAATACATTTTGCTGTCCAAGATCTTCGACACACCTTTACCGCCACCGCCGACCCCACCACCAGACTGTCCGTATTGCGGGAAGCTGTTGCGGCCGGACCACGGGTGGATATGCGATACGGAAGGTTGCAGATGGAACCAGTGAAACGGAGGAGGCCATGACTTGGCAAGACACAGCGAAGCGGTTGGTTGAGCAGGACTGGTGGGAGTGGGGCGATCCGAAGCTTTCAGGTTTGCTATTAGCGCATGAGCGGGCGGGCGGTGTATGGGTAGACACACAACGCTGGCCATGGCGCCCTGAGTGGTGGCCTCATGTCGTCAAAGGCGGGTATTTTCCCGATCTGACCGACTGGGCCACGGTCGGGATCCTGATGGGGATGGTGGCGGAAATTGCTGCGACAGAAGAAGAGTCCATGATCATAAGTTTCGCGCCCTATGAGTCAGATTTGTGGTTGGCGCAATTGTTTCGATCCGGTATCAACAAAGAACAAGGAGCCGCCATCGCCGGCGAAGCCGTCGCGCTTCTGTTGTTGGAGTTGAAAGGAGAATGGAAATGAGCTGGAGAGAAACCGCGAGGCAAGCAGGAGGAATGGAAATGCACTACGCACTGAGTATCCGACAACCCTGGGCCTGGGCGATCATGCATGCCGGCAAAGACATTGAAAACCGCACCTGGTGGCCGGCGAAGAGGGTCATTGGAAAGACCATCCTGATTCACACCGGCAAAAAAGCTGATGCCGAGGATTGGGACTCCGTGGCGGATATCTGCGGAATACGGCCACCGCCCAGACTTCCGCTCGGTGCGTTCGTGGGGCATGTCCGCCTGGTCCGCGCTGTTTCGGTTGATCAGCTGCCGGATAATCCTTGGGCCTTCGGTCCGGTGTGCTTTGTTCTGGCGGACCAACAGCCGCTGCGGGAGCCATTGCCAAGCCGCGGCCAGCTTGGGTTTTGGCAGGTACCCACGACGCTTGTGGATTCACGGAGGTAAGCCAATGACTTGGTTCCTGCGCTTTTGCTGCTGGAGTTGAAAGGAGAAAATGCCGGCCAATACTAACCACCACCGAAAGGTCCGATCTTAATGTCTGTTGAGTTATCGGTAAGCCACCAAAGCAGACATCAGCCGGCACGACCGAGGGCGGCGGTCGGAAAAATCCGCCCACAATGGCGGCGCCTGGTGGCAAGTGGGGGTTCGAGTCCCCTTTTGGCAAGGTTGCCGGCGCGGGTTCGAGTCCTGCGGCCGCCACCATCTGAAACGGAGGGAAACATGCACTGGAAAGATAAGGAGCGGTTGGACGAACTGGAAAAACGGGTTGCGAAACTGGAAGCGAAGGCAGCTTTCGTCAAGGGCTTCAACCGGGAGACCAAACCAAAGCGGGAAGAGATCTACGTGGGTCAGCTGTGGCAATACGAAAGGCCCGGGCCGAGCTTTGGGACATGGTGGCGGGTAACAATGGTCATGGGCGGGAAGGTGCAACTTCAGGGTACGGCATACGGCTGTGAACTGCGCAGCCTGAAAGTTGCGACCTTGCGCAGATATTACCGGCCGCTGAAATGGTAGAAACTTGCCCATATCCAGGAACCCTGTTACAACCCTCGCAACACAAGCGAGGTACAAAATGGTAACGAAAAAACACGCTAGCCTGATCGGCCTTCTGGTCACGGCGGTAATCCTGGTGGCACTGGTCCTGTTCCTGGAGTCCACCGCCAACGGACAGAAGCCGGGCACCACCGGAACATGTCAGGATCCTATTGCCCACGAGCTGGCAACCGGGATCCTGATGGTCCGGGGTCATATGCACTGGTTCAAAAACGGGATGGGAGGTCATCGTGCGCTTGCGTATTCCAAAAGTGCTTTATCTGCACTTGCCGATAGGCGCCACAAATGGCTGGACCCGGCGCTTTTGCTTGGTGTCGCTGCGGTTGAGTCAGACTTTAGGCACTGGCGCCGAGCTAACCGCGTCGACTGCGGAATCTGTCAGACCCGAGTCACGGTCTTCTACCGGGGACGGGCCGCTGAAAGATTCTGCCAACGCCTCTTGAAAAGCCCAGCGTTGAGCTTTCAATACGCCGCCCGGGAGCTGACCCACTATCGGCGTACCTACTGCCGGAAAGAAACCGGTTGGCGACAAACGCGGTGCGTTTTGAACACGTATAACCAGGGCATCAAGTACCTGAAGACGGAGCGGTGCAGGTCCGCGCGGTGCAAAAAGCAGGCGCGGTATTGGATCCGGGTCCTGTGCTTTGCGCGGGGCATCGAGGAACGGCGCAGGCCGAAACGGGACTGCCGAAAGGCCAGGTCCAGGCAATGGATCGACAAGGTGTACAACTAGCAATCCCCGGAACAGGTGTGAGCCTTGCGGAAAAGGTTGACCTTGCCATCCGTACGATCCAGTTTTGGGAATACAAGGCGCTAGAGCTTGATCCCGATGGGTATTATCTGGGATTTTCTGGCGGCAAGGACTCGGTGGTGTTGTATTCCCTGGCGCAGCGGTCGGGCGTGCAGTTTGCCGCGCACTACCATGTCACCACCATCGACCCGCCTGAGCTTGTTAAGTTCATCAGGGCCGAATACCCGGAAGTGATTTGGGACCGGCCCAAGAAAGGCGCTTTGCTTCGGAACATACCGACCGAAGGCTTGCCAACCCGTCGCTTGCGGTGGTGCTGTAAGCAGTACAAAGAAGGCGGAGGGACGGGCTTAATGAAGCTCCTTGGAATCCGTGCCGCAGAGTCCGGACACCGCGCCAACAACTGGAAGACCCTGACGGTATGGCGGCGCGGCGGCGGATATGTGCTTAACCCAATCCTGCACTGGACGGACCAAGACGTATGGGAATACATCCATCAGAACGGAATCAAATATTGCAGTTTGTACGACGAGGGCTTTCATCGGCTCGGCTGTGTCGGTTGTCCTATGGCTGGTCGGAAAGGCCGCCTGGCGGAGTTTGCCCGCTGGCCGAAGCTAGAAGCAGCATGGAAAAAGGCCTGTAAAAAATTTTGGGAGCGGCGGGCGGGAAAGATTAACCGCAAGGGAAAAGAATGGTTCGGGTCGGCCCACTTTTCTTGTTGGGAAGAGCTTTGGGAGTGGTGGCTGTCTGACGATGGGCTGCCGAAAGAAGATTGCAACATGGGGCTGTGGTGATGCCCAACGGAGGAAAGCATGGATCCTGAAAGCAACAACCCGCTGGAAGAGTCGGTTCTTATCAAAGATCCACCGTTGTGGTTTCAAAAAATCAAGGCGGGATTGCGGTTTATGCCGGATACCTGGTTACAGGAACTGGCATGGCAGGTCATGGAAGAATGCTGTTGCCGTGGTCTTCCCAAACCGCTCGAATCAATCAACTTCACAATCGCGGTGGACGAAAAAAATGGATCCTGAAATCCGAAGGTACCTCAACATCCGGCTGGACGAAATGGAACGGCGATTCAACGATCGCCTGGAGTTGTTGGCCCATCTGATACGAGAATTGCGCAAGCTGTGTCCGGACTGCGGATCAAAGCTGGATCCCGACGGGGTGTGCCGGGTGGCGTATTGTGAGCGTGCGGGGTGGTGTGCCTATTGCGGCACCGGGCTAAACGAACCTCCGAAGGATGGCTGCCCGCACGATCCACATCGGGAGGCGCATAGGTGATCGTTTGCGCTGATAACCGGGACCACTCGGGCTTTTCAAACGGAGGGAAGGATGAAAATTGAACGGACCTTTCGGTATGGCGGAAAGAAAGACATGACAGAAAACCCATGTCCGATGTGCGGAGCTGGGCCAGCTTGTTGGAAATCGCCACCAGACAATATTTGGTGTATCTACCGTGGCGGGGAGCCGCACAACGACACCAGAAGATGGTTTTGTGATCAATGTGGTTTCCAGATTCAGGAATACATTGGACACGGACGGAGGGAAGGATGAAATTGACAAAGGCTGTTTTGAAAACCATCTCAGATGTAGTCCTGGCAGATGTGGTGGCGGAGGCACTGATGGAGTTGCAGCGGCGCGGTGTAGTTTCGGTTTTCACGCCAGGAAAGCAGATGCCCAGCGGGCCTGTTCCTGTGGGATATCTGGTAGTGGGGCCGGGAAGACAGGAGGGACTGAATTGAAAAAAAAAATCTTTCAGGCAAATGTGGTGACGGAGGAACTCGATGCAATGCTGGACAACCTTGACAGCTATGCCAAAGAAAACGATGTTGAACTCGGCGAAATGCTCAGGCACGCAGCTGCGAACCTAGATTCTGGATTCAAAGGACTTGGCTCGAACATCGAGGGCCTGGCCGAACAAATGGCCAGAGATGACCTCAAGAAGACAGGAGGGGACTGAATTGGAAAAAAAAATCTTTCAGGGCGATCGCATCAAACCAAGTCCGAAAGGGGTAGTGTGCCCATACTGTGATGGGGCGGTGTACTGGACCGGCTTACGGCCGCACGGGACCACGAATAGTTGGCTGGTTGAGGGACGGTGTTCCTGCGAGTATCATTGAACGATCAGTATTCTGGAGGCTTATGTTTTGAGCGGACCGACCCATACCACCTGGCAGCTTGAGCAGCAAAAAAAACGGAGGGAAGGATGAACCTGAACCGAATCACTAAGCACGGAATCCGGGCCTTGTTGGTTCTGGCGCGGGGTGGATCGTTCAGTTCGGTCGACCTGGAAACAGAACTACAGGTAAGCCGACCTGTGATCCAGAAGGCCATGCAGGCGTTAGTCCGGGCCGGCCTGGTCAACTCACAGCGGGGGACCGGTGGGGGGTTCAAGCTTGCCAAGCCGCCCAGCCGGATAACGCTCTACGACGCGGTTAACGCCCTACAAGGTTTCACGCCGGAAAAACCTCCCTGGTACAAAATCATGGCGTTGGTCATGCAAGCCCTGGACGGGGTTAGCCTGGCGGAGATGGGGAAATGGTAAAGACCGAAGACCCCACCATAGCCCGCGTTTGGTACGAGGTGATCAACGAACTGGACCATTATGTCCAGGTGTGGGACTGGCTGGAGGTCTTGGGGGACAAATGCCGTGATAGCCAAGAAATCTATCTCCACCTGCCGGATGTCCTGGCTTTGCTGGAAAAATACTTGACAAAACCGGCGTGAAAACCCCAGAATAGACCCATGGCCCGAGCTGGCAGACCCAAAGGCAAAGTCCCCCCCGACGAGGAAAGGTGCACTCATGTCGGACCGAACGGACGCTGCCGAAACCGTCGCAGGCAAAAAACCCCGTGGTGTGGCCAACATGCGAAAAAGCATAAGTTCAAAATCGGCCAGAAACCAAGGTTCTTCACCGGGTGGGATTCCGTGCTGGCTTATGTCGAGGACAGAATCATTGAAATCCATGAGGATTCCGTCAAAGATGCTCGCGGAAAGCCATTTACCTACGCTTCAAAATTATCGATGTGCGATAAGCTGCTTCGTCACCTGGTCAAGGCGATGGAGAATCGCGACAAGGCCCAAAGCGTAGGCGCTGACCGGGTTATGCTGTGCGTGGTGGGCCAGGAAAAGGCCTGGTGGCCCACCCCCACCGAGGAACGGCCGGACCCAACACAGATGGAAACAAACCCGCTTCCGGCGTTTTCACCGCCGGCGATTGCGGAAACGGAGGAGTGACATGGGAAAGTACAAGCCAGGCTCGTGGAACGCATCGGACGAATACGCGCGGCAGCGGGCCTTGGAAAACGAACAGTTGATTCGGGACACGATCCGGGCGCTGGCGGAGGCGATCGCAGATGACGGCGCGTCGTGGAATTGGAGCGGTTATCACTTCGGGATCAGGCCTTGCACGCATGGACCGCAATTCACTGGACAGAACAATCCTGATGCGGTCGAAACCCACTTGCTGGACTTGCTGAAAACGGAGGAATGATGTCTGATACAGATTTTTGGCTGCGGGTAGAAAAAATCAACCCAAAGGCAAGGCGAGAAGCAAGATATCGGATTCGGGAAGATGCTGAGCTGATTCGGGACACGATCCGGGCCCTTGCGGAGGCGATCGCGGCCAACCATGCCTGCTACGATGACGAATATTATGGGTATTTCTTCCACAAGAGGACACAGGATGACCGGGGAACATACTGGGAACCTCCCGGGCGCGGCTATGACAATCCGGACCGAATCGAAGCCCACCTGCTGTCCCTGCTGAAAACGGAGGAGTGACATGGCTTTGAAGCTGGAGCATTTCAAAAACCGAAACCTGGGCCTGTGCCCAATAAAGCTGACAGAACGGTGGCAAAAGGGCATTTTTCGCTTAGATCCGCAACTGCCAATTGCACCCTACAATCTGCAACTGGCGGAACATCGCAACAAAAAGGCCAGTTCCATCCCGGTCATGGTCACAGCCATTCAGGTGGGATGCAAATCGGAGCTTCTAAGCACCCATCCGATCCCGCTACACTTGGTAGATCATTGGAATTTGGAACAGTTTGACCAACCAAGGCTAGATCCTGTGATCGTGGAAGTCGAGGTTTTTCGGCGAAAAATGCCCAGGGGGGGCGTGATCTGGGTGTTTGGCTTGGTGCAATGCAGAATTGCCATGGAATCCAATGACTGAGCCAGCCCCGGATTACTGCCCGACCTGCGGTCCAGAGATCCAGGAATGGTATGTGCGGGCGCGACCATATACGAAAGGCTGGTATTTCATTTGCCCAATGTGTGGGCGAATTTGGTGGCTCAAAAATCCAGGTCCGCCGGAGGTAGTTCGTGGTCCAGACCCAGACTGAACAGATAGCCCCCCTTGGCTGGAAGCCCATCCGCTGGCCTCCTGAGGATTACCAGCCCCTCCACCATCAGTATGATATGCACTTGAGCCCTGCTCGGTTCCGGTGGCTGTGCTCGGGCATCGGTGGGGGGAAGACCGCTTGGGCTGTCCTGGAGGACTTCGACTGGGCAATCCGGTATCCGGGGTCCACCGGGGCAATTATCGTCCCGGACTTCAGGACCTGGCGGCACGTCGTCAAGCTGGAAGCCGAGAAGTGGTGGCCAGGTCATGGGACGATCTGGAAAGAGACCAAACCCAACGAATTGGTTGAGGTTTACTGCGGCAGCGGGGTCACCAGCAAAATCATGATCTACTCGGCATCCAACGCCGAGCATGTCAGGAAGATATTAGGGACAAATCTGACCTGGTTTCACATAGAAGAGGCTGGCCGGATGTTGCATGGGGAAGCTGCCTGGCGCAACGCCACAGGCCGGCTGCGGCAAAAAAGCCCCCGGCGCGGGGGGTGGGTATCGGGCAGCCCGTTTGGTTTCGGGTGGCTGACCGACGCTTTCGGGATCGACACAGCCTTGCCCCCGACGGCCTATACCCACGGAATCCTTACGAAACAGCAGAAAGACCCGAAAACCGGGGTGGTGACCGACTACTATGTCAGGGGGGCCCAGACCGATTGGAACATCCACAACCCCCCCGACTATTATCCATCACTTTTGTCCGTTTATGGAGGCGATGCCCGGTTTGTGGAGCAGGAACTCCACGGCGGTATTATCTCGCAATCGGACCTGATTTTCTACGGGTGGTACCCTGTCCTACATGTCATACCACATCAGGCAGCCCTGAAGCTTTTTGATAGGTGCCCCCACCACCATGGGGGGGTAGACTGGGGGGACCGGGTGGCGGCTATGACTTGGGGCGGAACCACGGCAGGGGGGTGGGAGCACGGCGACGTGGTGACGATCGGGGAGCTTTACGGGGAACACCTATCTGCTGAACAGATGGGCGCCCACGCGTGCTACATAAACCGCAGCTACGGGGGCTTTCGCTGGTATTGCGACCCGGCCGAGCCCGGGGAAATCCGCAAATGGCGGACCACGGGCTTCCGATTTGGGGACAATCACTATCCGGATGGGGTGGAGGGGACGGTCCTCCCCAGCACGATCCCTGGGAAAAAGTGGAATCAATGGCTCGTGGGGATAAACAGCATGCGAACCCTGATGGGGTTTGAGCGGAACAGGGACCACCCGGCCTATCCGAAGGGGAATCGTCTCGGTGGGGCTCGGTGGTATGTGTCCGAAAAGTGCACCAATCTCATCAACGAACTGCGAGACTACAAATGGGCGCCCGTCCAGGTAGGAACCAGAGAGCGCCGGGAAAACGCCATCGGTGCTCACCACGCAATTGACACCTGCCGCTACCGTGTGCTAGGGGAACAGATGATGGCCTTGGGTGATTACGGGCCGGGCGAAGCGAAAAACCCTGTGAGGCAACGGTGACAATGACAGTCAAGCGGGCCACTCGTTCGTCAATCATGGCAATCATGCGGGCTACCATCCGAATGCTGGCCGAAGAGATGGCCATTGCTGACAATCCCAAAGGCCAGTATGGTCTGGAAATCTGGCGCAACGGAGATGATTATGGTGTGCCTGCCCGGGCCGTGGAAGCCCATTTGCTTTACCTGCTAGACCTTGGCCCGAAACCAGAGGAACCATGAAACACCAGCACCCCCTTGCCGTATGGGCCCGGAAAAAAGGGCATGTGTTCTGGCGGCTACCAAGTGGGTGGCTTTGCACTATGCGCCGTGATGAGCTGGACGATAGTTACACTTTCACCAACGAGTATCTTGTTGGTATGCCAATTTACGAAAGAAATGAACCATGCCAGACCTCCCCGACGAAGGCTACGAAATAGACCGGGTGGACGTGGAGCGCCCACATCCGGAATATTCCGAAAAAGCACAATTCTTACGATTATTCCGAGAGTGCTACCAGGCCAATGGCGGATTTGCCCCGTCCGTGCAGCCGGTGAAGCGCGATACCACCGCCGTCGACGACCGTGGCGAGCGAGACGAATACAAGACCTATCTGGTCCCACATGCAGGCGAAGATACTGAGGATTTCCGTGATCGGGTCCAGATGGCTTACCTGCCGAATTTCGTCAAGCACCGCGTCATATCGCCGCTGACTGGGTTTCTTACCGACAAGCCCCCGGAACGGCAGGGCATGCCCCCCGAGGTTGAGGCGTGGCAGGAGGACTGTACCCTGGACGGCCTGGACCTGGATACCTGGTACGGGGACGAGGGGGTACCATACGGCTTGGTTTACGGGACCTTGCCGGTCCTGGTGGATTCTGACCCCGGGGATTTCGAGACCGAAGCGGACCGGATGGCAGCGGGGGCCGAATTCGCAAAGATGAGGGTAATCCACCCCGACGCGATCCTGGATTGGGCCAGGGACAAGACCGGCCGTTTGGCAGCCTTCAAATACAAGGCGACTTTGGACAGCTGGGACCCGATAAAGGGGCACAAAAACCTCACCCGGTACACCTGGATTCTGCCCGAAGGGTATTTCTGGGTGGACGATGACCCCATGAATCCGCTGTCACGGCTGCCGGTGGGCGGATCCGGAGTATGGCCCTGGGTAAAATGGAAAACCAAACCACAAGCTCCGGTGGCGGAGGTGTCCCTGCTGGGCCACGAAAGCCTTTTGCAGGACGTAGCTCCGATGGTCCAGCGGCTTTTCAACGGAATCTCCGAGCTGACCGAACTGCAGAGGAAACAGGCCTTTTCCATCCTGTTTGTGCCGGGTGGAAAGCGCAAAGATGCCCAGAAGGTGGGGACCAGCCGTTTCTGGGGGCTTCCCGAAGAAGTCCGCCAAATGCCCCAATATGTGGCCCCACCGGCCGGACCCTTCGACCATTATTTGGCCTTTCTTGGCTGGATTATCCAGCTGATTCAGGAGATGGGTCACACCGCCTCGTTTTTCGGTGCAGGCGCGGAAGCGGCCGCGACCATGGCCTACCGATTCCAGAACACCCAACGCTTTCTCCAGCGTTTGGCCAAGGGCCTGGTCAAATTTGAGTATCACCTATCCGAAATCGTGGCCTTGTGGCACGGGACCATTATCCCGGAAAGCGCGTCGATCAACTACATGCAAACCTTCGATGCCGTTGATATCGAACGGTTTTTGAATTGGATGGACGTGGCGCTGAACAACATCACTTTGCCCCCGACAGCGAAAGCCTTGGTCCAGCGGCGGGTAATCCACCGGATTCTCCCAGACCGGACCGAACGGGAAGACGCGGATATTGAGACCGAATTGGAGCTGGGCGTTGAAACCGAAACCCAGGCCGATGCCACCCGGGAGGAGATGCTGGTCCAGCCACCGCAAGGGTTGGAGGTGCCGGGGGATGGGCGGGAACCATGACTTTCCGACTGTTCATAGGTGGCCAGCCGGTTTCGATCCTTGAATCCCGCAAGACCTGGCACATCCTGAACCCGCTGGCCTGGTGGGGGGTATGGATGCTGCTGAAAACAGACTGGACGCACTATGATCCGCGCTTGCAGGGCCACGTACTGGGGCAGACAATTCCGCAATATGATCGCACAATTATTGTCCCCATTGCGGATCCATGGGCCGATTTTCCTGCCCCAAAGTGGACCGGCTATCCCAACTAATGCCCCTCGTTACCCTTCCCAAGTCCCAGCAGGACCACCTACACCAGATCCAGCTCGGCATGTTGGCCGACGTGAATAACGCGATCGGTGAGATCGACGTCGACCTGAAAAAGGCCGTGGCCCGCCTGATAATCTCGCTGGCCCGGGCCAAATTCGCGCCCAACGTGGTCAGGCGTAAGCTCCAGGCCCTATTCCGGAGACATACGACCCTTTTTGACAAGAAAGCTCTAAAGCTGGTCCAGGACGCGGCGGGGTATGCTGAACGGTACATGGCCGAGCTTGCCCATTACGGGGTGCTTGCCAGGAACCTTGCGCCTATCACTCCCTCTGAGGTCGCCTGGTATATCTCGAAAAAAGGCAAGGAACGGGCTGCGGCAACCCTGGCCTTCGCCCGTGGTGCGCCGGCTGGGGCCCCGCAAATGGCGTTCTGGGACCGGCTGCGGCTATCCCACGAGATACACAAGCTGACCGGGCAGCAACTTCAGGAGGCAACTGCCGCCGTTTTACGGGCCATGCGGGAAGCGTCTGGCTTCGGGTCAGCTTCCCGTGAGCTGATCCGGCAGATTCCTGGGATCGGGGCCGGGCAAGTCCAGCCTCAGGCCGTGCGGACTCTGCTTGGCAAGGCCAGGCACCTGGAGCGGTTCAGCTGGCTGGGTAGCAAAGATCCCGATATTCGCAAAGTCAAGCAATACCTCAGGCGGCTAGCGGCAGGGGGCCGGGTGGGGTCGGCCTACGCCGAGCTGGTCCAGGACTTGGAGCGCGGCAAGCTGGCCGGGAAGGCGGTGGAAAAGTGGATCTATCAGAAACAACGGTACGCGGCGGAAAGGATTCTGGATACCGAAACAAGTGCAGCTTTCCGAATGAGGCAGGTGGAAGTGGGCGAAAAGATCCCCTGGCTCATCGGCTACCGGTGGCGTATGAATCTCGGGGTTCATGCCCGTTTCAGGCGAACGAAACCGGGTCGACTAAAGCGATTTGGTGGCAAAGCCTGTATCTGCGAAGTCATGGATGGAACAATTGTAAGTCCGGAGGAATACAGGCAATACTGGTTTCGGGGTGGGCATCCCCATTGTGCGTGTTTTTTTGAGGAGGTTTTCGACCGGGAACGGATGTTTTCAGCCCAGGAGACCGCCGGTGAAAAGGCCTGGCTTGACAGGATGGGGCTGTAGCGGTAATCTGACCTGTGTCACTGTTTCCTTTCGGGGGCTCTAGCCCGGGGCCCTAAACCCGGGCCTCTTTCTTAGCTTTCCCCCAAATCCCACAAAACCTCCAATCAATTTCCTATTAGGAATTCCTATGTCAAAAATACCTTGACAAAGCGGATTTTATCCCCCTTAATGAAAATACCACCACCGGATGGGTCAACTCCGGGCCGGCGACTGGTAGCCGTAAAGCCAGGCGGGAAAAGGAGATTCGATGCCAGCTTTTACAAAAGAGGAACTACAAGCCCTGTTGGAAAGCATGGAAGACGGCGGAACCGTTACCCTTTTTGACCAGGACGAGCTGAACGAAAAGCTGAAAGCCCGCCTTGGGAAAGAAAAGGACAAGCAAAATCAAGCGATCAGTAGGATCGCCCAAATGCAGGCCGAGTTGGACGATGCGAAACGGCAGCTCGAGGAAACAACCCAGGCGCAGGACCTCGCTGGAAAATCCGAGCTGGAAAAGTACCAGGCGGAACTCCAAAAGCTCCGAACGGCGCAGGAGACGTGGACAAAACGCCAGGCGGAGGCGGAGGCCCGGGTTACGCAGCTACAGGACGCCCGACGGCAGGATTTTCTGTCCCGATGGCTGCGGGATTCTCTGGCAAACGCTGGGGTTGTGAGTAAGCGGCTTCAGGACGCGGCTGATCTCGCTCGTGTTCGGCTCGGAAACAATTTGCAGGTCACCGATTCCAACGGTTCCTTTCAGGTAAAAGCGATCGATCCCGATTCCTATGACGAAGTGGACCCCGTAACGGTTGTGCAAGCTTTCGTTGCGGACCGTCCAGAGTACCAAGCCCCCAAGCCTCCGGGCGGTGGCGCTCCTTCGGCGGGACCGGTCAAACCACCGGCACCTGGCGACCCCATGGAAGGAATGACAGGCTCACAGATGATGGGCTATGCCGTCCACAAGCGGTGGGGTCATGGTGTCGACGTGGACGATCTTCCGATTGCAGGCACCAACCCGGGAGGCGCAAAGCAATCGGAGTAAGCCAAAATGGCGATTATGACGTTTGCCCTGGCGTCCAAGTTGTCGCAAGACTACGTGGACCGGGCGCTGCACTATTGTGCGGTCGAAGAAGACGACATCATGAAGGTGTTTCCGCTGGTTTTCTGGCCGCAGGGAACATCGGCAACCTACAAACAGTTGAAAACCCTTCCCACGTCGGCTTGGCGGATTGAAACCGACGCGATCACCAGCACCCAGGCGGATTACGACACCTGGCAGATTTACCTGAAGGGGCTTGCGACCCAAATGCAGGTTCCTTTGGCCAACATGCAGCCGCTTTCGGACCTGTTCAACCAGCGGCAGGCCAACATGGAAGCCATGGCCATCAGCATGGGCAAGGAATTTCGCACAACCCTTGCCGATGGATGTGCCGTGACCGCTACCGTTGGCGCGAATATTGGCGCTGGTGTGCTGGGCTGGGACCGGGTCAAGATGGGCCCCAACGCGCAGGTCGGCTTGTGGCATGTGGAGTTTGACGACGCGCCGGCCAATCGAATCCGGATCAAGGCGCCCAATGACACCAGCTTTGGGGCCTGGCAGCTGACAGCAGGCGATCTGGACGAGGTGGCGCTGTATTCTGCGGACACCACGCAATACCTGTACGTCACCTTCGACGAAAGCGACAGTGAAGGCGGAGGCGACTACACCACCACAAGCCTGGGTGGTGCCAACGCGGACGGCATTCTGGTGGCAAGTTCCAAAGAACCGGATGGCCTGAACACCCTGATTCATCCCACCATGAGGACCTGGGGCAATCTGACCGCTTCTCCGAACGCAGCTGGGCATGCCCTGGCGCTGAGTCAGCTGGATTGGCTGCTGGACCAGGTGCCCGGACCGAAGTCCGAGATGCTGCTCATGATGCCGAAACGGACCAGGCGCAGTTACAAGGCCCTGATTCTGGCGGCCGGTGCCCTGGAATACGTGGATACTTGGATGGGCATGAAGCTGGACAGGCGCGTTCTGAGTTATGAGGGCGTTCCGATTTGGGTCAGCGACCACATTCCGCAGAATCAGACGGCTGGTGTTGACGGCACTGCCACCACCTGTACTTCGGTGCACTTGGTCAGGGTCAATCCTAGCCAGGGATTCAGCTGTTTCTATTGGAACGCTGGCCCACCGGCTGTGCGGGTTTTGGACAATGGCGCCTACGTGCCTGTACCGCTGCCGTTCTACAGCCGGATCGTGAATGGTGAAAATGCCGAAATGGAGACCCTGCCGGATCAGCTGTTCCGGATGGATACCTTTGCGGCCCCGTTCATGAACGGTTTCCAGTGCCACGCTGAGGTCTGCGGGATCAACAACTAGGGGGTGCAACGTGTCTTACACCGAAATCCCCGAGGATTACCGCGAAGTCTCAGGCTTGACGCCGGAACGGTTGTATTCGGTGGTGATGCCCAGCGCGAATTTCAACGCCGTGGTTTGCGGGATCACTTTTCGTGATTCCGTGAGCCACGGGGCTTTGACCTGGGAACAGGTGTTGAAGCTGCGCGGCTGCGGGTTTCAAGTCCATGTCTACCCGTTCACGGTTGGCCTTAAGGCGGCCTGGACGATGGGCAAGACGAAACAGCTTGAACCCGTGGCCTATACGGGCGAATTGCCACCGCCGCCGGAGGAAAAGCCGAAGGCCAAGCCCAAAGCCAAGCCGAAAGGCAAGGCGAAATAGGGGCAGCCCATGGCCAAGCCTATCCGCCTCCGCATGCGCCAGGGGGCTTTCAGGGCACCCGGGGCGAAACCATTGCCTTCGGGTGACCCTGGATCCCTTCAAATCGGCTTTGATTTCGACCTGGGCCCGTTTCAGCGGGCCTTGCAACAGGCGCCACGTCGCGTTGCGGATATCTCCAAACGTGTACTGCATCGGTGGGCAACCCAATTCGTCACGGAAGCCAAAGCCGAAGGGTCCAGGATTTTCACAAAACAGAAGGACACCGACCGCCGTGAGGGCCTGGTCCAGGGCATATACGCCTATCCGCGTGGAACTGAACCCATGCAAAAGGGCAAGGCCCTGCTGTTCCAGATCAAGTGGTCTGTCCCTTACGGCTACATTCTGGAATGGGGCCCGCGAAAAAAGATCTGGGAGATCAAGCCCAAACGGTTCAAGGCTCTGCGGATTCCCGGCTGGCAATTCACGGTAGTACGTGGGCCTGGTGGCGCTGCAAAGATGCAACAAAACGTCGTCTATTTCAAGAAGGTGGTCCACCGGTGGACAAAGTGGAGTTTGCGACCGCATATGCGGCCTGCCGGTGAGAAAATCCGCCCGGGGTTCATCAAAGACATGTCCGACGTGCCCGGGGCGGCTTTGGAGGGCAGATAAATGGCTGGACCGTATACTACCCTCGCCAATCTGTTGGAAGGGGTTGGTGAGTTTCCGAAGATTCCCGAGAATCTGTTGCGGTCCCTCCTGCCCGCCGAAGACCGGGCGAAAGGCCTATCTGATGGCCTGACCCACTACCATGCGATTGCCTGGAAGCGGTGCATTGCCGATTTCGAGATGGATCGGATTGACATCGACGATCAGACGCTTTCGGAAGAGGTTACCGAGCTGGTCCAGGCCATGTGCTGCCATCTGATCATGTCGATTCTGCACAAACAGAACAGGACGCACCCCCAGGATAGCCACAACATGGCGCAAAAGGACCACTTTGACGAATACGACAGGATCCGTGGCCGGCTGCGGGTTGTAATGGCAAGCGGCAGGACCACCGAGTTGGGCGAACAGAACAGGTTGATACGTGCTTAGTACGCTACCAGACCGGCAGATCACCTATCTGCTGTACTACCTTCGGGACAAGCTGCGGGCCGATCAGTATCTTCGCCAGGCCCTGCAGGAAATTGCCCCCGAGATTGTGGACGGGTGTCTGGCCCGGGCTCCGATTCGGTCGACGGTCTACAAGGGCGAGCCCATGTTCGAGCTGCACAGCGCGTCGCTGCCCTATCTAGCCTTGTGGCGGGAAGGTGGAAAGCTGGACTACCGTCTTGCTGGCGGCTTGGAAGTGCAGGCCGATTGCCAGCTCGCCTGGCTTTCGAGGATACCCGGCGAGGGTCCCGAGCACGATCGGGAAACATGGGGCAATACTCTGGCCAACACGGTTTTTGACCGGGCCAGCCGGTATCTGTTTGAAATCCCCCTTGAGACCAGAAACAAGGCCGGCATCGGGTCAGTCATGATCAGTAGCTACGAGCTTTTACCCTTCGGCAGCGAAGGTTTTTGCGGTTTCAGCGCCGATCTTTCCATGCGGCAGACGAAACCCCCATATCAGGTGGACGATCTGGACGAAATCCGCCGGATCGCCATGACCATCCAACTGTACGACTCCGCCACGGTCGGTGGAGACGGTATCCAGGGCGATTACATCGGCCCGGATTTGGAGGCACACATTGAATAGTCCCAAGATAGGCGACAGGGTAGTCATTGCCCCGACGGGCAATCCTGTGCCGTTTCAGGTGCGCTTGCGCAGGGGGGTTACGCCTGCCCAAAACAAATCGCGCAAGACACCGTTGCGGCAGCTGACCGGGCCCGAAGAGGTCGTATGGTCCCATTGGTGGGGCCGAAGGATGGCCAAGGGCGAAATTGCTTTTGCCAAGAAGGCCAAGGAAAAAAAAGGGGGTGACAAGTGACCCTACCTGCGAGCCGAAGAACACCCGGATACCGATTCGCACAGAGCTTCGCCGGGCTGACCAACGCTGGTACCAAACCGAAGACCGTCTATATCCTCGGTGAAATCCTGGCAGCGGGATCCATGTCAGAAGGTGAGGTCAGTGACATCATAACCGACCCCGATGTGGCCCAGGGTTTGGCCGGGGCGCGGTCTATCGCTGCCTTCATGGTTCGGCAGGGCATTAACCAGCGGCCCGGGGGCGATGTGGTTCCGATCAAGATCGTGGCCGTGGCCGAACCGGCCGGCGGAACCGCAGCGGACCAGACCTTTACCTTCGCCAACAATGCCGATTCCGACACCACCGTGACGATTCGGATCGCGGGTCATGAGATCGACACGATCATTGCCACCGGGAATACTCCTACCAACAGCGGCGATGCCCTGGAAGCGGCGATCGAGTTGTACGCCGAAAACAACGACCTGCCTGTATCGGCAAACAACGTGGCTGGAACCGTGACCGTGACCTGCAAACAAAAAGGCACGATCGGAAACCAGATCGCTACCGTGGTGGAAACGTGGGTGGGCGAAGGAACCCAGACTTTGACTGCCGGTGGGGCAACCCTGACCGGCGGCCTTCAGGATCCGGACTTGACCACTACCACCTTGCCGAATATCGAGGCCGTGGACACGGATTTTCTGGCTTGTTCGATGATCGACGCGACGAACCTGGAAAACGTCCGGGCCCACATGGACACCAAAGGCGGGTCCACCAATCAGATGGGCGGCTTTTTCTTCTATGCCTCCCGGGATGCGACCCTTGGCAATATCACCACGATCGCCAACACCTTGCACGGCAACGGCGCAGCCCAGCGCGGGCATTGCCTGGCTTACGGTGGGTCCGAAGGGTTCCCGCCTGCCATGGCTGCCCGGGATGCTGTGGCCCATGCCTCGGTGGAAGACACCGCGCAGCCGCTCAACGGAATCACCATAACCGGGATTCGGGCGCCTGCTGTTACCGATCGCTATACCGTCACCGAGCTGGAAACTTTGTTGTCGTACGGGGTCACCCCCCTGCGCACGGATTCCGCAACGGCCACGGTGGGAAAGATCATCAGGTCGGTGGTTATCAGGACGGATCTTCTGGACCCGCTGGACATCACCAAGATCGCCACGATGGACGAAGCCAGGGACTTGATCCGGGCCAATTTCATCGCCAACGGAATTAACCAGAAAAAGCTCAAAAAGGCCGGTGAACCGATCTTTACCAACGGCTGTGTCACGGCTGAGTCGGTCATGTCGCTGGCCAAGGCGGTCCTGTACAAGATGGAAGAGAAGGATCAGATCCAGGGTATGCGAAGCGGCATGCTTACGGACCGATTCAAGGCCACCAACGCAGGAAACGGACGGATCGAGCTGATCATACCGGAGGACGTCGTTGACGGCGCACATGATGTGGCCGGTGATATCGTCCTGGTGTTGAGTTAGGAGGTAGAACATGTCCCAACTTATGCGCGGGCACGTTGAGCTGGACGGTGTACGGCTGTATCGGTGTACCGGATTCGATGACAATGGGGGTCGCCCGAAGACCAAGGTGATTCCAGTTGGCGCGGAAAAGGCCACCGATACCAACATTGCACCGCAACAGGTCAACGGCTCCATCACGATCACAGGCACGGAAGAGGACGGGTTTGAGTTTGACTATGTGGCCCTGTGCAACGGCAATTCGGTGCATTCTTTCTGCCGGCATTTTAGCGCGGCCTGGAGAAAGCAGATCACGGACGTGGAGTTCAGCACCTACTCTGATCCGATTCCCACCGGCGACGGTGAGCTTTCCGTGACCGTCAATTGGGTGGCGACGGAAGAGCTTTGGGAGTAACCCACCACCACAAAAACGGAGGATATCCATGTCTGTAGCATGGCCAAAAGAGTTTGAACAGCCCACCTTAGACGAATACCTTGAGCCCGGACCGATCGTCTCCCCCCCCGTCACGGTACAGGTGGGCAAGGCAAGCTTTGAGGTCGCTTTTAGAGTCCTGTCCCGGCAGATAATCCAGGGCGTCCAGATTGAAGCCCGGGCCTATCTGTTGGAACAGATGGCCGACAACAAGCTGGACAAGGTGGACCTGGACAGTCCTTTCGGTCTGGACCTGCTGAACAATGAAATTGAGTTGCGGTTTCTCGAGGCGTCCTGCGTCAACCCAAAGGTCCTGCCCAAGCTTGGTCGAGCATTTTCCATCGGGCAGCTGCGCAAGCACATCAGCCCACAGCAACAGACCAACTTGAACGGCAAATGGTGGGCTTGGCAGACCAGCCAAAGCGTGGACAGCCTTACGCCTGACCAGGTGGAAGAAGTGATCGACGCTGTCAAAAAAAAAGACTGGGGCTCTTTGATTGGCTACGGCATTACTGGGCTGTTGACCTGCATAGATTTTTTGGACAGCCAACGCGAGATCTTACTGAACGGCAGATCTTTGGATACTGGGCCTGGCGAACAGCCCTTGAACGACAGTATGGACGGATTGACACCCCAGGAAGTCAGCTTGCTAGACTCATACACCAGGCTATCGGTTTCTTTGGGTAGGCTGGAAAAGCGCATGGATGTGGTGGATAGCTTGATCAATCGAGTTGCGGCTACAGAAAGCATGCTTGGCGTGACTCATGACTGACCGTTCCGTCCAAATAGGCGCGGTACTCAGCGCCCAAACCAGCCGGTTCGAGGCCGGTATGCGCAAGGCCGGTGGTGCCGTCAAGGGCTTCGCTGCCCGCGTTGAAGGCATGGGCCGGCGGATGCGGGCTGCTCTTCGGAACACAGGAATTGGCAACGTTGCAGCCCGACTGAGGGGACTTGGAACGTCGATCGCTGGCTTTGCTGGGATCTATGGGGTGGGCCAGGCCATCAAACAGGTGCGTGATTTTGAGGATAGCCTGGCAGACCTGGCGATTTTCGGGCGAAAGATGGCCAAGGATCCCGGATGGATCGATCGCCAGCGCAAGGCCTTCTATCGGATTTCCAATGAAACCGGTGTGGCCAAGGATCAACTGGCCGCTTTTGCCAACCGGTTTGTGGAACTGACCGGCAACGCCGACATGGCAATGGGAAGCTTGGAAAGCATGGCCAAGGCCGCCGTCGCATCAAAGGCGGACATGACTGATCTGGCCGAAGTCATGAATCAGCTTACCGGCGCGATGAACATCAAGGGCGCCAAACAACTTACCCAGGCTTTGGAGATCATGGCCAAGCAGGCCGTCATGGGTTCCATGAGCTTTCGGGATATCGCTGCGGCTTTACCTCGTGTCGGTGGTATCGCGGCCAGTATGTTTGGTGCCCAAGGATTGGAGGGCATCAAGGGTGTAGGCGGACTTTTACAGATGGCCGTGCGGGTTGCAGGAAAACGGCTTGCGCCAACGGCAACAGCCAGATTTTTGACCAATATCGCTGGCAAGCGGGCCGAAGTCGAAAAAACTCTAGGTGTACGCCTCGGAGAAGAAGGCGAAGGCGGTCGTTTCAAGTGGAAAAGCCTTGGCGAGATCGCCCGTATAGTAGCGGTCGGGTATTCGCAGGGAACAGAGCAACAGCGCACGGCCATGAAGGGGATCGTAGGCGAACAAGGCTTGCGCCTTCTGACCGCCCTGGGCCGAGCTGGTACAGCGGGTTGGGAGAAAAAAGTTGGAGCTGGCGCGTCTGGAAAAGCGCTTTTTGGCGCAGCTGGCGCACAAGGCTTGCTTGACAAAATGTATGCGGAACGGGCAGCGACGGCGGGTCACAAGATCACCAAGACCATGAACAAGCTGACCAACGAAATCCACAAAAAGCTGTTGCCGGTTTTCCAGAAGCTTGCAGAGCACATGCCCGCGATCGCCAAGGGCCTCGGTTGGGTGATCGAAAACATAGAAACCCTTTTGAAGATCTGGGCTGTCTGGAAGGCAAGCCAGTTTTTTTCCATGTTGCAGGCCGCCCCCGCTCAGATCGCAAGGGCCGGTGGGGCAACTGGCGCAGGCGGGGTGCTTTATGGCGCAGGTGGTGCAGCGGGTCCGGCGGCGGCAGCTGGCGCGGCTGGCGCAAAAACATCAGGGATGGCCCTGGCGTCTGTCCTCAAGGCGGGTTTGGTTTTGTATGTAGGCACAGAAATAATCAGCCAGCTAGATCGATATTTCGGCGGGGTTGGGCAAAGACCACGGGAAAAGGGTGCGTGGGGCATGATGGGTGGGATCTTTCGTGGTGGTGGACCTGAGGAGGATTTCGGGGTCGGTCGGTTGGCTCAGCAGGCAGGCGGCAAAGAGCTTGGCGCGGCAGCCTACGCGCAACAGATTGCACGAAAAGGAATCGGAAGGGTGGGGATTGGCGGTCCGCAAGGCATGGATTGGATCCGCAATCTTGGGGCGCGTCGCTCTGCCGTTCAAGAAGCCTATGTCGCAACCCAAGAAGAGGCCGCACGCATGAAGGCCGAAGGCAAAAGCGCGGCGGAAATCGCCAAAGCCTTGCCCGAGCTGGCCAATCTGCGGCAGGCTATGCGTATGTTGGATGAAACCATGAAGCGCCTCAAGGAAGGAATCCCGCTGGAAGGCGCAAACACACCCGACGGACGGGCGAAACAGCGCCAGAACGCGCAGGCTAAACGGTAAATGGCTCTGA